CTCTATCTGCTTTCTGAGCAGGATGTTCTCTCTTTCCAAATCCGATAATGGCGTTGTACTTTGCGGTATTACCGCCATACCGCATTTCCTCGCATATGCCATAGCGGCTGTTTTTCCAGTAAACTTCTCGGCCAGAATATACGTATGGCCGGACTTGTAATCAAACGTCTTCCACCACGACGCTTCTCTTTCCCAACGACTCCCGCTCATCGCCTTACCTCCTCAAATTCTTCATCCGGGATATCATCCCACCAGTTACCGCTGTCAAAGGGCTGCTGAAGATACGGACTGTCCGGTTCATCCTCCCAGATCTCGATATTCTCCTGCCGCTCCAAAATCAGGGCCTCATAGTCAACCATTGTTTACCCTCCTGCATCTCTCATTCAGCTTGTGTAGCACTTCCTCACGGTCAACCTCATCACTGCACAGCCAGATCACCAAGGCCAGATCGTCCAGGGAAGCGCCTTCCTGGTTCAAGTCAAACAGTTTCTCATACTGTGAATTATCCCCATTGGTGAACCAGTTTTCCCGAATGCAGAGGACCCGTAGGTCCTCCGCTGACAATGCATTCCTGCTGCTTACGATTTCAATCATTTTCAACCTCCGCACTTTTCCATCTTCCAGTACATGAACGATACATTGGCCATTTCCTCATGGACACGTTCCGTTGTATAGTCCACACCGGACGTGAAGCCAAGATCCCTTACCAGTTTGCTGATAGCATTGATAGCTATTTGAAGCTCATTTGCCGTCTTATTGTCACCGGTTGCCATTGCATAGCCATAGGCAATAGTGTGATCGTTATAAGCCTCTGCCAGCTCATCTAAAACACGCTTTGCACTGATTGTCCTTTTCATCACCCATTCCTCCTCTGCCATAAAACCGGTCAATGCTCCTTCCATTTCTCTGACTCCCTCATATCCTTCCGGAGCCTTTATCACATGCGCTTTAAAGCGCTTTTTGTGCCACAGCCCGAAGGGGTTTTCCGGACTCATCAATTCTGAGTCCGGAACCTCGTAAACGTCATCTACCACCCATGTACACCCGAAATTCTGGTAAGTATCGCCCTTCTTCATATCCGTACCCCTCGTATCAGTATTTCTCGTACCATTTATAGCTGCGTGAATCGTCAGTATTCCATGCTTCCGTTTCAAACAGTTTTACATGGTCACTGATTACTACCTTGACTCCCTCAATCTCCACTTCTGCTTCCACTTTTCTCCATACGGGACGATTCACTTCAATCAGCTGCGCCCCATCCGTAAATGTATATGTCTTGCAATACTTTCCATCCGCATCCATGGCAGATGTATCTACTGTCCAGTCCGCTTTGCTGTGTTTTCTGATAAATGCTGATTTATATTCCAAAAATGTCATTGTTCCGTCCTCCTCTCAACGCTCAAACTCTACTGCGTACATATAACCGTATCCCTTGTTTTCAGTATCGAACTGAAATTCAAGAATGAAGTTGTAACATTTTCCAAGAAACATCTGCCAGTCAAATGCGGTTGTCTTGCAGATTTCTTTCACCGGTTCATCCCAGTCTTCATGGTCGCTCTGGCAGCTATATTCCGGAATGCCGCTGTCACCGGACCAGTCTTCATAACTCTCACACCATGAAGCCAAGTCAACACCAGTTCTCTTTTTCATCTGCGCTTTGCAATAAGAGAAGAACTGTTTCGGGCTGATATTATTTCTCTGGATCTCTATCTCGTATATCTTCTTTGCTGCCATCTTTGTGCTCCTCCGTTCAGTTGAATTTGTTTTACTGAGTACACTATAGCAAACCTTATTCGACTTGTCAATACCAAAGTTGAACATTTTCGACTGTCGTTTATCAGGGGAGTTAATTACGTTTCTCGCACGCGCGTATAGACGTGTTCGCATTAGGCGGGACAGGCGGGACATGTACCCTCTATTCTCTCTATTTCAATAGGTCTATTAGAAATGTTTGTAATATTGTAATAAATGCAGATAAAGTCTTATTCTATGCGGCTTTCACGGATTACAGATTTTGTAATACTCCGTAATTTTGTAATGAGATTCCCGAATTCCAAATTACAAAATTACGCAATATTACAGAATATTACAGGCGTTTGTAATATAAAAAATGCCCCGGCAAGGACCTCAATCCTCACCGGGGCAACCCGATCAAACCTTCTTCAGATATTCGCCGGAACAATGACCGGTATAGGTCACACCGTCATAGGTGACCTGAATGTAAAGCCACTTCACACCGCCGACCATGGAATAGAAACCGTAGTTCTGGACTTTGGTCCCCTCCGGAATTGCTCCCAGGATCGTACACCCTTTAGCCGTGTCCACACCGGCACGGTTCCGGATATTCAGGCTGTCCGCCGTCACTTTATAAGTTCCAGCCACGGACTTATCAGGACCGATAGAAGCGCCATAGGTGGCCGTCTTCTTTGTGGCCTGATCTGCAGGTGTGAACGGGGCTGCCGCTGCCGTCTCTTTCCGCTGGATAAGGGCAGCACTGACAAAACCATACCGGCCATTGTACCGGATGTAATACCAGTCTGTCTGATCCGCTGCCTTGATGGTATCGCAGACATCGACCACGGATCCATATTTCAGAGGACTGAAGGAAACCTGATGATTCTCCGTCCCCGGCCAGGTCCGCACATTTGCGCCGGTCTTATCCACGACAATGCCATTCCACTTCTTTGCTTTGCTGAGTGTCGTTCCGCCACTCGTCTGCTGCTGTGTAGCAGTCTGCTCCTGCTTCTCTTCGGTCTTACCGGAGGATGTCGCATATTTCGGTTTTGCGAAACCGCGGATATACCCCCAACCAACCGGAATTGTCCTGCGGCCGACAACACCGCCGTTCATGTTTCCTTCAATGCAGGTAATGTACCCGCCGGAAACCTTCTCTACGATGCCGATATGGTCACTGTAGCCGTCATTCGGCTGCGTCGCATCATCCCAGTTATAGATGATGCCGTAACCGGGTTTAGGCGTAATACTGCCGTCCTCTTCCCAGATACCGGCAGCCTTGAAGATCTTCACATGTTCTTCCACACCGCATTCCACGCCACCGATCAGGTCAACCGCATTCATCTTCACGAATGCTGCAGAGAACGTAGTATCGCAGTATGCGTCGCTTCTCTGAACCTGATAGTTACGGCCTGCTCCCGGATGGTTCCGAATGTACTTGTTATATGTGTCCAGGATAACAGAGTGTGTGCCGGCCGCACGGGACAGCCCGATCCAGCTCCTATATACCGCAATGACCTGTTCAGCTGTTACTCCCATTGTCTTATCCTCACTTTCATCTACTTTATCCACTTTATCCACTACCGCGTACTTCTCAATGAACTGCTTACACTTCTGATGTCTGGTCCAGAACTTCGCGTCCCCGACCTGATTATCATTGGATGTATCGTTCTGATCCTTCTTCAGAGATGCCATGATCGCGTCCAGGCTGTAGTCTCCTCCCAGCCGGTCAAAGATCCTCTTTACAGGACCACCGCCGCCCAGATGCCGGATCTGACAATACATCATGACTGCCTTGATATCTTTGGTATACTTCTTCTCGCACTCCGCGATGAAGGTATCCATAAGCCGTGCAAACAGTTCGTCCTGGCACTTCTTTCCTGCGTCGGAAGAAATCAGGGCAATCAGTGTCTTCTTCTGTGCAGCACTCGGATTCCACCGTGTAGCTACCCAGTCCTTCGCCAACGCTTTCTTTATGCTGCCGTTCCCATCAATCTTTTTGAAGGCTGCCGGATCCGCATCATAAATCATCTGAATCAGCTTGTGGGCTTCAGATCCGTAGTTCTGTGCCCATCCCAGGGTGATTGTATGCTCCACATTGCTGTTCGTGTACGGGGCTGCATACGCGGAATAGTCGCGCTTCCCGTAGATCTGACCGCCAGACTCTACCGCGCCGATAACATTTGTCAGGACGGCCATATTTTCTTTATTCATATTCGTTATCTCCCCTTACATCGTTGATAAATCGTCCAAGTTCATGTATTACCATGCCGCCAAAAGTAAGAGCCGCCCCGCATAGCAGGACGGCTCCGATAATGAGCGCGTGTCTCACGCTTCGACTTCGGGAAGGCCGGCAACGCTGGTCAGCAGAGACAGGATGCCTGCCAGTACGGACGCGCTTGCCACAGCAACCCAGTTCACATCACCGAGTACGGCGGCAGTACCGATGGTGGCCACTGCTGTCTGTGCAACCGTCTTAATCGCTCTTACTCCTGCTGCCTGAATCCATGTTCTCTTATTCATGATGATCTCCTTTCTCAGATGAACTTGTTTTCAGCTTTCACATGCTGATAAACTGTGTTGATATGTGCTATCGCATTGATCGCCTTGTTATTCTCGTATTCAGGGTGATCCTTGCAATAGCGGGTATAAAAGTTGGTGTCTTCGAGGATCTGGTTAAAACTTTCCTCTGAATGGTCCATGCCACGCCTCAATTCGTCGTCGAATGCCAGGATATTTCTCCGGGCATTGTCAGCGTTTTCTTTATCGAGGCGTGTTTCAATGTCAGAAACCTTTTTCGACAGATCTTTCACAGCTTTCAAGATCTCGCTGTTTTTGTCTTCCTTTTCATCCTTTCGGCGGATAAGGAATTCGATAAAGCCTATAAGCCCACCACCGATCAATCCGCCGATGAGCGTCTGAAGAAAGTCCATTGGTCAGTTCTCCTTTCTGTTGAAGCCGTGATTATTCGTCAGGTGTCTCTTCCTCATCAATAAATTCCTCTTCCTCTGCAGGCGGATACTCACCGGGGCCGTATACATCGCCGCCGCTGAAGTAGAAATGGCCAAGCATTACATTGTTGGGGAAGTTTACTGTCTGAGTCCCGACAAGCCGGGATCCTACGATGATGGCCTTTTCTTCATCATCTTCTTTGATGTGAATCTCCGAGATGTTTTCATCCGTCATCTTGCCCCAGATCTTTGTGAAGGCCGTCCGGCTCCCGCAGGACAGGACATAGTGCTGCGGATAAGAAGCCTCAATCAGTTCCACCGCCGTTCCATCCATCAATACCATTTCCAGTTTCATCTTGCTGAATCTCCTTTCTTTTGGGCATTAAAAAAGCACCTCCCGTCTGGAAGATGCTTTCAGCAACCTTGTGTCCCTCCCTGTATTATCCAGGGATAAATAAATAGTTCGTTATACAATCGACACATATTCTGTATCGTATGCCATGCGCTGAAGTTCTTTGCATACGCGCACCACGACTGAAAAGCCGTCGTAACATCCGTGTAGCTCATCACTCCGCTTTCCAGCAGCGGCACAAACTTTTTCAGCTTGCGCCGCTCCCGGACGATGGACTTTTTATATATTTTCCGGACAACTTTTCCGGTTTCAGTGAGGTAAAAACGAGCTTTCAGGAAGGTAAAACCGTGGGATATCTTCACAATCTGCGTTTTCTTCTCATTGATCGTGATCCCAAGTTCCCCGCATACCCGCCGGATCTCCGTCAGGCAATGCTGCAGGTATTCCTTACTCTCGTGAATCAGATACCCGTCATCCATATACCGGCCATAGCCTCTGATCCGCAGTACCTCTTTCACATAGTGATCGAGACGGTTTGCAGAGGCCAGGGCGAATGTCTGACTGATCTGACTTCCAAGTCCCAGGCCGACATCACCGAACATGTCAATGAAATGATCTGTGATGCCTATGACCCTTTCATCGGTGAACTGTTCTCTCATGATCTGCTTGCACAGTTCATGGGAGACGTTATCAAAGAATTTGGAAAAATCAAAAAGCAGGACATAACCTTCTGTACCATGTTTCCGGTAATGCTCCTGCAGGTGTCTCACCATCCGCCGTATGGAGAAATGATATCCACGGTTTTCCAGTGAAGCGCCGTTGTCATAGATGAAAGTAGGACTCAGCATGGGTACAAGCGCATTGTCGCACAGACAGCGCTGCACCACTCTTTCTGTTATAGTCACCGACTTAATATGCCGGATCTTCCCGCGCTCATTGATATCAAACTCATAAAAGCCGCTGGACTTGAATTTCCCTGCCTGCAGCTTTTCGTATGTCTGATTGACCATCAAAGGCGCTTGCGTGATGTATTTCTGGACGGATGCTTTCCACGCCACATTCCTGCGGCATTTCTTATATGACCGATAAAGATTTTCATAAGAGAATACGGTGTTGAAGTCATCACAAAAAGCACGGCTCTGATTTCTCTTCGCCATGCGCTTTGCAATCCTTCTCTGATACCGTCCCTCCCGACGTTCTTCACTGGTCATTGTCATCAGTCCTTTTTTTTAAATTGCCCCTGTACGGCTACCGGATGGTTACATATAGCCGCGTAAGGTCAGTGGGCATGAAACGGTGCATCACCATCAAACACCGCCATGCAAGCAGCGTCCGCCCAGACCTATCAAGGGCATTATTTACCATGCTTCCACATGGAGGGTTCTATTCTCCTTCTCATCCTCTTGCACTGATTTCGCCCTCATGGGTTACTTTGTCTCACAGATGAGGATCCCAGGGCCAGCGGGTAGGAGTTGTTCGCGTTGTTATTGTTATTGTTGCCGCTGCTGTTCACACCATTGAAGTTATTGTTGTTATTAGCGGACCGGCACCACCAGAACGAGGCGCTGGACGATGTTTAGAACAAAACCCAAAATAAACTTATGTGATATTCTTATAACGCTCTTTGTCCTTCTTCAGAGTTCCCTTTACCAAACAGATTTCTTTATCTACCAGGTCCATCCAGAATTTCATGACATTAGGCTCAAGACCGAAAAGCTCATGAGCGACTTCGATCTGTGAGACAAGACTGTTTAATTCTGCATTTGCTCTGAGGAGATAGTCCCGCCGAAGCTGGACTTCATGAGGATTGGTGGGATAGACACTGTTCGCCATTTTCGTCAGCTCATGCACCCGTGTAGCTGCATTCGCAATCGGCTGGGCGATGTAAAATGTGTACCGTTTAGGAAACCCGACACACTTCTGAATCGTATAGACCTGAAGCTGTCGGGCAGTATGGATAAACTCCATTTCGGATTCCGCGCGTTTGCTACGGATGACCGACATTGCTTTCACCTACTTTCAGCACTGCATTATACTTCAGCTTACGCTATTCGTCTACCCCTAAAAATCCCCAAAAATCGCCGCCGCTTACGCGGCGGAAAAAGGGGATCCTGACAAGCCGGGGGATCTGGCCCGACAAGCGGGCCAGATCATGGATATGGGCTTAAAGTGAGAAGCCCAGGGCCAGCGGGTAGGAGTTGTACGCGTC